AACTCATTACTTCCGCCTTTTTGTTTTTAAAACGGTTTTTAATGTCCTTGCTTGCCCTGCATGAGTTTTTGAAGCCTTATTTAAACCTTTTATAACCTTTTTAATTTTCTTGTCTGACATTACTTATCTCCTCTTGCTGATGCCCAACCCGCAACAATTCCTACTATACCCGTTATACTCATCTGAAGTAGCTCAATTATAGAAGGGTCTAGCTTACCCCCATGTTGACTTGCCATCATAAACTCATCAACCACAATAAGAGCTAAAATCCCCATTAGAGAAACGCCCATAATACAAATTGTAATATCTTTTAAATATTTCATTTTGCCTGCACCGATATATCATTGTTACGTTTAGAGTAAGCGGTAGCCCCCATAAAGACAGAAACCACAGCAGCTTGACTAACAAAGAACGTGTTTAAAAACCCAGATAGTTGATTTACCCTATCTATATCAATAATAGGAGTCATCATAACCACGACAAACACAACCATCGAACCCATAGCCACCCACGCCATCATACGTTGTTGATCTTGCATTTTATCCAAGTTATCGTGCATCTCACGTTGATGTTGCAACTGCTCCATCTTAGCAGCCATAGCCATCTCACCGTCGGTGATAACACCGTTGTTATCTAAGTCAGCATTCTCCCAAGCAGACCCTTTTTGCAATTTTTTCTGTGTCATGTGTACCTTTTTATCATAAAAAAATGTTAAAGCCAACCTCTAGGGTAAAACTCTACTGTATGCGATTTTTTATTTTGGTCAAATAAATACCAACAAACATTGTCTTTTCCCGTATGCTTTGATTCAGGAAACCACTTCACACGACCAACGCTTTGTATCTTATGACAAAAAGGTAAAAAAGGTTTAGCCGATACATTGTGCATCCAATCCGCATCAAACAATAACCACGAGGGCCTTATAGCGGATAAGTGCATAATACATTGATGCAGAGTTTCCCTAGACCAAGGAGGGTTGGTAATAATTACGTCCGTATCAATACTTATCTCTGTAAGGGTTATATCAAAAATATTCGCTTGCTGTATGTCCGGTCCTCGCGGTTCAAGGTCCGAAGACCATTCACAAGATAAATCCGACATTTGACTTAACCCCTTTATTAAAGACCCATCTCCCGCCATGGGCTCCGCGTAGGAAGTGTAATCATCTAAATGAGGTAATAAAGGTTCAAGCGCTTTTAAGGGAGTGGGATAAAAATCCCTCTCAATACGAATAAAATCCGATCTCTTTCCCATTACTTAATAAACAACCATTTTGGGGGAAAATGCGTTGCCCAAAGAAAAGCTAACAAAACCACTACATATAATAAAAAATCTTCAATTTCCATTAAAGTCCCCCGTTCTAACCACATCCGCAAAAGACATTACTGCAAACAAAACTGCTACTATTAAGGCTATGACGCATAAACCCATAATAAAATAACCTAATATCTCCATAATTTCTTCTTGCTGTTTTTTCTTTACCTTTATAGCTTCTTTTCTAGCTTCTTTTGCTGCTTCAATTCTTTTGTTTCTTTCCGTCAATATAGTTAGCCATGTCCCGTGCCCAAATCGTTGATCTACTAATACACTTACATTATAAAGTTCTTCCGCAGCTAACTTTGCATCAATAATTTCATTAGCAACACTTTTTACCCCAAATTGGTCAGCTATACTGACCCCATCTTTTTTAGATCTTTTTTTATCTAATTGACTTTTACCTTCAAACAAATCATCTATCTGCGACGCAATAGCCGAAATATCTTTAGCTGTAGATATTTGATCCTTTATAAAAGCCACACTTTGTTTAACTAGTTGGATCCCCGTTACTATATCCCCAAGTACCATCAGAACCTTTCTTTAAACTTATGTAACTTACCCCTCCCTTATTAAAATTATTTTTTAAATTTTTTTACACGACACCTATGTAGCTACCACCTTTTGTAGCCGCGCCCATACCTCTAGCGGTCATTTTAGCCATCTTAGTAGGTACTTTTACCTCCTTAGTCTTTCCATAAGGAATACGGCCCTGACCTTTTATCTCAGCCGAAGTAGAAGCTTTCGGTGCAGCTCCCGGTGTGTTCGTAACTATTCTCACTTTTGCCATTTTATTTTCCTTTTTTCTTTAAAAGTTTTCGTAATGTTGACGCACCTTTACCTGCTGCAATAAGGGACCCCGGTCCTGGTCCTGCGATTAAATCTTTATAATAGTTTTGCAAATCTTTAAACTCATTTGCTTCAAACTTTGGCTCTAGGAGTTGAGCTCTTTTTGAATCATCGACGGACATTCTTTTTTTACTTGTCTGTCTATACCCTTTTCTTATACCTGTTTTTTCATTCGTGAGTTTATTCTCAATTTTTTTTCGTTTAATCATTATGCTATTTTCCTCTCTGTTTTAATAGTTCTCGTTCCATCGCACTTTGTATCCTAGCCTCTGTCTGAGCCTGTTGACTTGCTAACCTCTTGCCAAACTGATCCGCTCTAATCTGTTGATTCTGTGCATCCAACTGTAACTTGGCCTTGTCAGTATTTGCGTCATTCTGTTCAGCCTGTGCACGAATCTGTAGCTCCTGCTCTTTTAGTTTTACCAGAGGATCAGGACCTTGACCAGATATTTGTCCCGATAGCTCCTTAGCCTGCTGCATACCTTGCGCCACTAACTGAGCCACCATAGCCTGATATTGCAACTCTTGAGATTCCGCAGGCATTGGAGCCACTTGCGCCATCTGAGCTTTCGCTTGCTCCTCCGCCTGTATCTTGACGTGTTCCAAAACGTGCTTCTGCAATGTTGCCGCCACAGGAGGAACAGAACCCACCAACGGTGATGACCCAAATACCAAGTGCGCCTGAATATGCGCCTGATGGTTCTGACCCTCAAACGCTTTCAACGTCATCATGTCCATAGCATTAATGTTCTCCTGTGCAGGGTCCAAGGGCCGCGGTTCCTCATCCGGCATAGACTTTAATAGCCTATCCACATCCGATACACCAATCGCCTCATACATATCCCGGTACACCTCATACATATTATGTATCTCTGGAGCCTGCGTCGCTAACTGCATCTTTGTCTGCGCCAAAGCTATTCTTTGCGCCTGACTAAACGTATTCGGATTAGATACCGGAAGAATATCAATTTTATTGTCAAAATCTTCCGCCATGATCTTTTGATCCTGACCCTCAACTGCGTAAGGATACTCCTGCGGTAAAAACTCCGCCATAACCTTTGCCAACAGTTTAAACTCCAACCGCATACCATAATGAAGCCTTTTATGTACCGCACTCATCACACGGCTACCCTGCTCCAATAAAGCCAGTGTCGTACCAACCGCTGCCTGCTGATTGCCATCACCAACCTTCATATCGGTAATCGTCGCAAACCTTTGACCCGCCTGTACCACAAACCCTAATAAATTAAATAAAGTTTGGTCGGGACCCTTAAACGGCAATGGCATGAGGCTATCCCTGATAGCCCCACCGGGTGCATCTACATCCCTAAATTCACCCGGCTGAAGCGGTTCCTCGTCATCACGGATCCGTAGACCACGGGCCTTGAAGCCCGCAGGGAGATTTGATAACGTACCCGCGTCGATTAACTGCCTCAGTGCCGCCGTGGCGGTTCGCGAGAGTCCGCCAATCGTATGTATCAAACCTAAGCCATAAAACCCAAAGCCCGGTAAAAATTTAAAATGTACAAAATATTGTATCTTTCTCTTTAGGCTGTCATCCTCTTTGTAATTACGCCTTATAGACAATATCTTGCCGTTATCCTGAGAAATAGTAACAATATAAGGAAGCTTCACCCCTGTAGGCTCATCCTCGTCATCCACCTCTTCAAAACCTTTTAAATCCAAATCAACATGACACTCCAATAACGTACAGTCATAGTCAATCTGAGAAGGTTCCACACCAGATATTCTGTTTATCTCCCCTTGAACTTCCGATACATCCCCCTGTGCAGGAATAACATCCATGTCTAAATAAATTCCCGCAAGTTGTTGCTTCCTCAAGTCGTTCAAACCCATGCGAACAATATGCGTTACATTCGGACAGTTGTCCAAATCCGACGTGTCATAAGGTACAATCAACTGCTCCGCAGGCACAAACTTGCTCATAGCACGGCCCGCTACCTCATCAAAATAAATCTTCTTAAACGTACTTCCCGCTAATGGTAAATAAAACAACATCTGATCCATGTCAGGCGTGTAATCCTCCATCACATTCGTAACATAGTAGTTCATAAAATGACGAACCCGCTCAGACTGCTCCTGCTTGGCCCGCGTTCTCTCCCCCATAATCACCGTCCGAACAGGACCAGAAGAAGGTAATAACTCATTAAAAGCTTGCGCCTGAAACTGCGTAGCAGCCTCCGCCAACAAAGGATGCGTCACGCCACTCGCACCGCGAAACGGTTGCGACCTCTCCTGATAATTAAAACCTAAAAGCTCCAAACCATCAGTATACGCATCCTCCCACTCCTGACGACTAGCCTTGTTAGCGTCAAACTCCCCCAGTAAATCCGAAGAAATACGACCCAACTCCATATCAGAAATTTCTTCCGCTAAATTCTCCGTAAACCCAACTTCCTCCCGCTCTTCCTCAGGATCAAAATCAATAGTAGCTCCCCCGTCCTCTTCTTCCGTAATCTCTATCTCAATATCAGGGTCCATGAGCAGCGGACCGTCGTCCGTGCTAGGTATCTCAAGCTCTATCTCCGCCATCAAATCAGCTTCATCCAACTGCGAAGGGACATTCTTGTCCATTAAACTTCCAACTTTCTCAGCCATGTTTTGTCCTCATGTCAATAATACGCCTTCACCTTAACAGAATTTTCCTCATCATGCCAGTCATCTGTTGGTAATTGTACAAAATTACCCTGACGATACCTCATTAACGCCTGTGTCATGCTATCCACCAAATCATCATACTCCCCATTCGGAAACGCAGCCACCTCCTCTATCAACTCCTCAGCCC